GCGGCAAGTAGTTGTCGGCCTTCTTCGGTAAATATCATGTCGTCGCCGTTAAGCTGACCAATAATTATCCATTTGCCATCAAGGCGTACACGCGCTCTGCCTCGGCAGACTTCACCACCTAGTTTGTCAACAAGTTCGTAGACAGTCATCAAGTCCTCCAAAAATTAAAGGGGGCCGAAGCCCCCCGTTTTACTGTTTAGGCTGGGGTAGCCACTGCACCCAACAGTGCGACCCATGTAAGGCCGGTCGAACCGATTTGGATACACTCAACTACTTGCTGCTGACCAACCACCAGTGCGGCGTTTGCTGCTGCGCCGTTGATGGTGCCACCAACTGGTGGGTATACCTTGATGTCCTGAGCGGAGTCAAGGTTAGCGATGACTACGCGCGATTGCGCGGCCATGCCTTCAGGCAGAATAACACCATCGTTATCTGCGGCGACTACAGTAACAGTTGCAACTGCGCCGGTAACGGCGGTCGCGCCTGCTTGGGTTTGGGTAGCACCGGCGGTGATGCCAGTCTGAACGCCACCAACAATTGCTGGGAACTGAGTACCTGCCATGATTTTCTCCTAAATAAAAGAGGAAGCGGGGGCCGAAGCCCCCGTTTATTACGATGCCGAACCGACTTGAGCTAGAACCAGAGCTTCTGGCTTCACCACTTTGCGGCCATATACTGCAAGGCCACGAACGATGTCGCCAAAGTCAGTCTGGTTACGCAGAGGCTCAGTCTTGTTGACGGTCATTGCGAAAGCAACGGCGTCTTTGGTACCAGCAATCATGGTACGACGAGCTTTTGCGTTAGCCACAGCACCGCCGGTAGCGGTATCGGACAGGCCAGCAACCAGTGCTTTACCAGCAGCGCCCTTCGGCAGCAGGTTCGATACATAGACCGTAAAGCGGTCCAACATACCGATCTTGCCCGAACGGATGGTGCTCTCTGGGTCACCAGTGAAGTACGCCTGAGCGATGTTCGACTGCATCAACAGATGACGGTCAAACGGGGAGATCAGCAGCCAGCGGCCAGTCTCAGGGACGTTTTGCTCGTCCAGAACCGACGACATACGCAGGATAGCGTTCAGGACGTTAGCTGCGCTCGACTGATCGATCGGGGTTGTATCGGTACCGAGGTTGTAAGCAGCAGAAATTGCACCTGCCGAACCACCCTCGTTAGCGTTAGCTGGACCCTCGGTCACGAACGAGTTAAAGAACACTTCGTTCTCAATCGAGATTTTCAGTTGCTTGGCTGCGTCTTCGGTAAACATGTTCATCAGGTCGATGTCCGACTGATAGCCGAGCACGTCGCTGACCTGAACGCCGAAGTACTTACCCTTGTTTACCTGAAGATCAGTGTAAATCGGGGTTGGGACTTCATAGCTCAGATTGTTACCGACTTCGTAATCAGAGATGCTGATTGACGGAGCGAGGCGGATACGCACGGTATCGCCTTGGTTTTTCAGTTCACCTTCCCAAGTCGTGTTAGCGATCTCGGCAAGCATGGTGTTCTGGTAGAACTTAGCGTTCAGCTTACCCGACCAGAGGGTCGGAATAAAAGCACCAGAATAGCTAGGATTGGTGTTAAACGGCGCGTTAGCCGGAAATACAGTAGCCATGACTTACTCCTAAAGAAAGATCAAAGTTGGTTTCGATCAAGGCTACTGACTTGTATTACGCTGTGACGCGTCCTTCAAGATAAGCAGCATCGATCTCGGCTTCAAGTTTTTTAGCTTCTTCGAACTTGCTAGTACGAGTCAACTCTGCAACCTTCTGGAACATCCTCTCCACTTCCCTCGTGGTGTAGGACTTTCCTTTCTGGCTGACCGGAGTCTGCGATGTAGCAGTTCGAGTCGGCTGAATTTGACGTTCAACTTCTGATTGCCGAGTGTCGATCTGTGGGGCTGCTTGTGTATCACGGAACAACTTAACGTAATACGCAACGCCTTCAGCATCGCCACGAGCGTAAGCGTCTTGCGCGATTACACGACGTGCAGAGCGCAAAATAGGATCGAACTCATCAAGCCATGCTATCCACTTAGGGTCGTCATTGATTTGATCAAAGTCTGGTACTAAATATCGCAGTCTCTGATCGAATGACACTTCCCCAACGCGGGAGTCTGTCTTTACAAGCTCATCACGCAACTTTGCGTTTTCCGCAGCTAAAGCTTCTAGCCGCGTCTCAAAGTCCGCCGCGACTTCACGCGCCACCTTACGCTGTACTTCAATAAGATCGGCACCAAAAGTCTCAACATCAGCTTCGGTTAC